ATAGCCGCTTGATCGAAGACATCACCGAAGTTCAGGCTTTGGCATCACTGCGTAAATTCTACACTGGTGACGCTGGCTACGCTTTGGCTAAGCAAGTTGACACCGACCTGTTGCAATTGGGTCGTGGTGTTCAGGGTGGTAACGGTACTGTCGCTTATGACAAGGCTGTTATCGCTTCTGATGGCGCTACTTTGTACACTGGTACTAACGAAGCCGCTATCACTGACGCTGGTATTCGTCGTATCATCCAAACTTTGGACGATGCCGATGTACCTATGGACGGTCGCGTGTTGGTGTTGCCTCCTGTTGCTCGTAACGTGATGATGGGCTTGGCTCGTTTCACTGAGCAGGCTTTCGTTGGTGACGTTGGTGGTGGTAACACTATCCGCAACGGTGAAATCGGTAACGTCTACGGCGTGAAGGTTTTCGTCTCTACCAACTGCGAGACTGCCACTGGCGACGCTCGTATCGGTATGATGTTCCACAAAGACGCTTTCGTGTTGGCTGAGCAAATGGGCGTCCGCTCACAGACTCAGTACAAGCAAGAGTACTTGGGTACATTGTTCACCTCTGACATGCTGTACGGCGTGAAAGAGTTGCGTGATGAAGCAGCTGTTGCAATCGCAATGCCTGCCTAATTAGGCTAAGGGGACTCTCTTCGGAGGGTTCCCTCTTTTGTTAAAGGGCTTTGGTTAGAGCCTTTCACCAAGAGTTTAACAAGGAGAAAACATGGCTATTTATCGTGGTCTAGGTGGTGCTGGCTCTAACGAGCAAGACGCTTCCATTACAGTTATTACACAAAAAGCGCTTGAAGTAAGTGCGAATACTGCGTCTGCTAATACATCTAAAAATGAAGCAGCAGCATCTGCTGTCGCCGCTGCTAATAGCGCTACTGCGTCTGCTTCTAGTGCGTCAGCCGCTTTGGTGAGTGAGAATAACGCTTCCTCATCAGCAACCATTTCTAATATCTCAGCAGGCTCCGCGCAGGACGCAGAAGCCGCTGCTGCCGCTTCTCAGACAGCAACAGCCGCTAGTGCTCTATCTGCTTTTAATAGCGCCGCAGCCGCTGCTATAAGTGAGACTAATGCCGCAGCTAGTGCTGCACTTGCTCTTGGTGTCTATGGTGACGCAGCTTCACAAGCCGCTTCTGTTGCCGCTGCTGCCGCTTCTTCTTCCGCTGCTGGTTTGTCAGAATCTAACGCTGCTTCTAGTGCTTCTGCTGCTTTGGCGAGTCAAAACGCTGCCACTACAAGCGAAACAAACGCCTCTAATAGCGCCTTAGCCGCTTCGACCAGTGAGACTAATGCCGCAGCCTCAGAAGCTGCCGCAGCAGCCTCAGAAGCTGCCGCAGCAGCCTCTTTCGACTCTTTCGATGACCGCTACCTTGGTTCTAAAACATCTGACCCATTAGTAGACAATGATGGTAATGCCTTGTTAACTGGTGCTTTGTACTTTGACTCAGCAGCAGGTGTTATGAAGGTTTGGAATGGCACAAACTGGGTTGCAGCTTACGCTTCGTTGTCAGGTGCTATGTTTGGGTCTAACAACTTATCTGATGTCTCTTCTATTTCTTCTGCCCGTAGTAACCTTGGATTAGGTACAGCAGCCGTCGAGGATGTTTCAGCTTTTATTGCCCCTAATAGTACAGCTACTTTGTATAGCTTAACCACTACTGATGGTTTAGAAGTTGGTGGGGCTTTGGTGGTTACTGGTAACTTAACTGTTAACGGTACAACGACAACTATCGACACCACAAACTTGGCAATTGAGGATAACATGATTTACCTCAACTCAGGTAGTGCTGTTACCAACCCTGATTTGGGTATTGCCGGTAACTATAACGATGGTTCTTACGCTCACGCTGGTTTCTTCCGCGATGCTACCGATGGTCGCTGGAAACCTTTTGATGGGTACACACCAGAGCCTGACGCATCTCCTGAAATTGACACATCCCATGCGTCTTTTAGTTTAGGTGATATTCAAGCTGGTACTTTTTACGGTGCTTTGGTAGGTAATGCATCTACGGCTACATTAGCGGCTACTGCTACCAATGTCGCATACTCTGGTTTGACTGGTACGGTTCCTACATGGAATCAGAATACTACTGGTAATGCGGCTACGGCTGATTACGCTACTTCTGCTGGTACTGCTGCTGCTGTTCCTTATGCTAACCTGACAGGAACAGTTCCTACGTGGAATCAAAACACAACAGGTAATGCAGCAACTGCTACAAATCCTGAAAGCGGTGGTTCTTTCATAACCTCTTCTAATATCGGTAGTCAATCTGTCAGTTACGCTACTTCTGCTGGTTCAGCTACCACAGCTACTTCGGCTACTTCGGCTACTTCGGCTACGACAGCTACTACCCTTTCAACAGGAACGTGGACTGTAACAGAAAGCGGTGGTGTTTTGTACTTTGCAGTGTCAGGTACTAATAAAGCTAAATTGGATTCAAGTGGCAACCTTACGGTCGTTGGTGACGTTACTGCTTATGGGAGTGTTTGATGCCTATACCTAGTTCAGGGGAGTTGGCTATCACTGGTGTTGTGGCAGAGTTTGGGGGGTCTGCTCCTCACGCAATGTCAGAATATTACAGTGGTGGCCCACAAGTACCCAGTTTTGTTAGTGTCCCTGCATCAGGGGCTATTGCTTTAGGTAATTTTTACGGTAAACAGAACGGTCTTCCTATAAAGGCTTTCGTTATCGGAGGAGGAGGAGGTGGCGGTGCTGAACAATACGCAGGCGGTGGTGGTGGCGGTGGTTTAGCTGTTAGTGATCTTACTATGGCTGTACCCGCTACTATTGTTGTTGGTGGAGGTGGTGGTCGAAATGGTAGTGGAGGACAAAGTAAATTAACTATTGGGTCTACTATTTTGATCGGTAATGGCGGCGGCGGTGGAAACGGCGCTGGCGGTGGTACAGCATCTGGCGGTAATATTGTTAACTTGACAGGTGGTAAAGGCGGTAATTACTTTGGTGGTTCTGCCCCCTACCCTCCATCTGCGACAGTAGGCGGGATAAACTACGTTTCCTCTGGTGGAGGTGGTGGTTATAACAACGGCTATTCAGGTACAGGAGCCCCCGGCGGCGCTGGTAACTATCCCACATCATTCACAGGTTCTGGCGGCCCTGCTGGGCCTCAGTATCCAACGGGAACAGGTGGTCAGGTAGGTCGCATCTATGGCGGCGGCGGTGGCGGGGGTGGTAACTACGGAGCACAAGGAAACTCTGGTCGAAACGGTGCTGTTGTTATTCAGTATAGCTCTGCTAACCAAATGATCTCAGGAGGCTCTGTTTCTAACAGTGGCGGTGTTTGGACACACATTTACACAGGCAACACAACTGCTAATATATTATGACGGATGTAACACATAAAGAAATATATGACAGACTACTAGCTGTGGAGATGAAGGTAGATAAACTTGCAGGAGAGACAGAGCAAGTAGTACAAGCGTTCTCAGCCGCACAAGGAGCCTTCACTGTATTAGAGTGGATCGCTCGTGCAGCTAAACCGCTTTTGTGGATTGCTGGTGTTATCACTGCCTTTTCTTTTATGATATCGGAGTATAGGAAATGATTGATCCCGTAAGTGCCTTCGCGTTAGCTTCTAGTGCTTTCACAATGATTAAAAAGGCTGTGGAAACTGGTAGAGAAATCGAAGACTGCGTAGGCTACTTCGGGAAATTCTTTCAAGGTGTAAGTGACGTTAACAAGGCAGAGGAAGAGGCTAAAAACCCTCCTCTGTTTCGCAAGCTATTCAACAGTGGTTCTGTCGAGGAAGAGGCTTTCCAAGCTGTCGTCCACAAACAGAAGATTCAGCAAATGGAGAATGAGCTACGAGAGATGATAACCTATCGCTACGGTATTGAGACATACCGCGAGATGTTGCAGATGCGTAGGCAGATAAGGCAGGATAGGGAAAAGACGGTATATAAACAGCAACAAAGACGTAAAGCTCTTCTATGGAATAGCTTGTATATGTCCTTGATATCTGTCTGTTTAGGTGCTCTGTGGTGGATGGTTTTGTTGTTTATAGAATTGAAGGGTAAATGATGGCTATATCGGCTGAATTAATTAAAGCACTAATGAGCGGAGAGGTTGGGATTAATGATCCTTACAACCAAAACCCTTTCTTTAGACAAGATAAAATTAACCAAGTTGCCTTAGACAAAGCCTTAGAAGAGGATTTGATCAGGAAGAAGCAGCTTGCGATGACTGGTTTGTTCGCTGGTGACTCAGGGGATAGCGGTGTTCCTGCGATTGATCCGGCTGTTATGGCTGCTTTGGAAGCTGAAAACAGTTCAGCCCGTGGTGAGCGTAATAAAGCCATGATGGATTATATGGTACAAGGCTACTCAGATCGACCTGTTAGCTTTGCTTTAGGTCTGACAGATAGCTTGGGTGGTGTTACGCCCGGACGTGTCGCTCAAATGGCTAACATCTACGACAGGACTCCATCATTCCTACAAAGTTTGTTATCTCCTGACTATGGTAATGCTGCTGGATTCATGGGTCAGAACGACTCAATCTTTGGCGGGTACACATCAGGTGGTTTTGCTCCAATGGGCACACAACAATCAGCAGCACTTGCAGCGCAGGATTTAGGCTTGTTTGACAACGCAGCAGACCGTGCAGCGTGGTATGCAGAGGCTGACAGCGGTACAAGCAGGGATTCAGGTACGAATAATTCAGGCGGTGGTTGGACTTCTGGTGGTTCTGTCACAGATTCAGGCACTGGCGATGATCCAAGCGAAGGGGGTTATTGGGGATGAGACACTCAGTAGGAAAACAACTAACAGCAGGGGTCGCTAATACAGTTTTTACCGTCCCTAATGGCTATAAAGCTGAAATGGATATGTTGTTCATATCTAACCTCGACGCTAACAACAAAACAACCACAGCTTATTGGCAACACGCCCACGACATTAACCATAAGATTCGCATTATTGACTCTTACCCAATGGCTTCTCACTCTTTTGTTCAGTTCAGTCAAGGGTCAATTGTAATGCAGCAGGGTGATTCTTTTGTTGTTCAACCAGAGGCAGGCGCGACTCAAAGCTGCATCGTCACGTTTGACCTAAGAAAAGAACCACAAACAGTCGCTTTTGATGGTGAATAAACTTGACAAAAACATAATTTTGTGGTATAATAGCAACAAAGGAAAACATAAATGACATACTTAGAACTTGTCAATGCAGTATTACGCAGACTTCGAGAGAGTGAGGTAGCCACCGTACAGGGTTCAGGAAACTCAAATTCTTACGCTCGTTTGATTGGAGACTTTGTAAACGAAGCAAAAGCTCAGATTGAGAACGCTTGGGATTGGAGTAGCTTACGAACTACCTTAACGGTAATCACAACTCCTAATGTGTTTAGTTACGAATTAAACGGAACACAGAATAACTTTGAAGTGTTAGATGTATGGAATGATACAGACGACATTCAAATGCAACCTAAATCAGCTAACTGGTTTAACACTGAGTTTCTAACAGCAACTCCTCAAACAGGTCAACCACTTTTCTATAACTTTAACGGCGTTACGGCAGACGGCGATGCTCAGGTAGATGTCTACCCTATTCCAAACGGTACGTATCAGTTATTCTTTAACGTAAGTCTACGAAACTCGATACTCGCTGCTGATTCTGATGTTATTTATATCCCAAGCCGACCTGTAATCCTCTTAGCTACTGCTATGGCTATTGAAGAGCGTGGCGAAGACGGTGGACAGCAGAGTATTAACTCATACCAGTTAGCACAATCAGCTATTTCAGACGAGATTGCTTATGATGCAGCCCGTCATCCAGAGGACACAATTTGGTATAGCGTATGAAACAACTTCAAGCACTCTCAGTAGTCTCGCCCGGCTTTTACGGGTTGAACACGCAAGAGAGTGGCATCACCTTATCATCTAACTACGCTCAGCTCACTGACAACGTTGTTATTGATAAGTACGGTCGTCTAGGCTCACGTAAGGGCTGGCAGATGCGTACATCGGATGGTGTTACTCAACTTGCTGGTGCTTCCATTAAATTTATGATGGAGCACATTAACGCTGACAATACTTCTGTAACTTTGTCAGGTGGTAATAACAAACTGTTTAAGAATGGTGCGGATGGCGGTGAGTTGGTTGACATTACACCTAGCCTCTACACTGTTACTGGTAATAACTGGAAGGGCGCATCTCTATACGATCATGCTTTGATAGTCCAGGCGGGACATGAGCCAATTGTGTATAACGAAGGTTCAGCACCAGCAGCACAAACAATTACAGATTATACGGGAGTAACACAATCTTATGGAACTAACTTCCCTAGTGATGTTGTGGCTGCTTATGGTCGTTTCTGGATTCACGACGGTTCTACTATCTATTGGACTACTGATATTGCTGATGTAGCTTTCCCAGCTTTCAATGGCGGTACAAGCGGATCGTTAAATATCTCTGCTGTTCTACCCAATAACGTAGACACTATTGTAGCCTTAGCGTCTCACAACGGCTTCTTGATTATCTTCTGTGAGAAGAACATTGTCATCTACAAAGGTGCTGAGAACCCGTTAGGAGATTTCATGTTCCACGACACCATTGCTGGTGTTGGTTGCTCTTCCCGTGATAGTTTACAAAGCACTGGAAACGATTTAATCTTTCTGTCTGATACAGGTATTCGTAGTTTGGGTCGTTTGTTGCAAGAGAAATCCTTGCCTATGCGCGATCTAACTAAGAATGTACGTGACGATTTACTGAAAGATGTTTTACAGGAGCGTACTAACGTAGGTGATCTATCAGGTGTTAAATCGATCTACTCAGAGATAAACGCTTTTTACTTGTTATCGTTCCCCTCCACTTCGACTGTATATTGTTTAGATATGCGTCAACCTTTGGAAGACGGTTCAAGTCGTGTTACTGTTTGGTATGCGTATCAAGCAAGTTCTTTCTTACGTCGTCGAGATCGGGAACTACTTATAGGTAAGACAAACGGGATCGGGCGCTACTACGGTTATAGCGATAACGGTGTTAAATATAGACTTCGTTACTTCTCTCACTATTTAGATATGGGAGCACCGACAACATTAAAAATTCTAAAACAGATCAATGCAACGGTGATCGGCGGTAGTAACCAGTCTTTTGTCATCAAAACTAACTTTGATTATACAGAAGCCACTAGGTCTTACCCATTCACAATCGTTACAGGCGATGTAGCTGAATACGGTACTAGCGAATACGGTATCGGTGAGTTCTCGTTCGGTATTATCCTAGACTCCATTAAGAGTAGCGTGGGCGGTAGCGGTAACACAATTCAAATTGGTTTTGAAGCTGATGTTAACGGCAACGAGTTATCGGTACAAAAGATTGATATGTTTGTTAAAACAGGAAGGATGAGTTAATGGCTAACTATTTAAAGGCTACGGACTTCGCAGCTAAAGACGCTCTACTCTCAGGCGATCCTAACAAGATTGTCAAGGGTACAGAGATAAATGATGAGTTTGATTCTATTCAGACAGCCGTAAATAGCAAAGCCAACATTGGCTCTCCTGCTTTTACAGGTACTCCTACCGCACCAACTGCTGCTGCGGGGACAACTACAACACAATTAGCTACTTGTGCTTTTGTACTCAATGCTATCCACCCAGTTGGGTCAATCTACATTAGTACCTTAGCAACGAACCCGTCTGTTTTGTTTGGTTTTGGTACTTGGGAAGAATTTGGTGGTGGGAAGGTTTTAGTTGGTCAGGATACTTCTGATACAGCTTTCGATACGCTTGGTGAAACTGGTGGTAGTAAAGATGCTATTGTTGTCGAGCACACACACGTAACAGACCCTGCTGGGGCAGCTACTGGCGCGATTAACACAGCTACGATTGATTTTGGTAACATTCAATCTGCTTCTGGTGTATTTTCTGTCTCTGGTTCTTACCCGTCAAGATCGCAAGGAACAGCAGGAACTGGTTCTTATGGAACTGCGAACTTGTCTATTCCAGATCATACACACGACGTAGCTTCGACTGGCTCAGCAGGAACTAACGCGAACTTGCAGCCGTATGTTGTAGTCAAAATGTGGAAGCGCACAGCTTAATAAGGAAATATTATGTCATTTTGGGATTTAGCGGGTAACGTGGCATCAGCCTTGCTTACCAGAAACGCAATGAAAGACTCAGCAGCAGCTAATCAAGCAGCCGCACAACAAGCAGCAGCAGCCGCTGAGTTTAAACCTTGGGCTGTCACCACTGGCTACGGTACTAGCTACTTCGACAAGGATAAAAACCAAGCTGGTTACACAATGAGCCCTGTTATGCAAGCGTTCCAAAACAGCTTGTATCAAGGCGCTGGTGACTTCATGGGACAGATTAGTGCTGACCCACAAGTAGCGGCACAGGACTACATGAACCGACAGATGAGCTTGTTACAAGGCTCACGAGGCGCTGAGGATATTGCCCTGCGTCAACAACAACTAAACCAAGGTCGCATCGGCTTGGGTCTTAGCGGTGAAGCGATGGGAGCAGGCGCTGGTACAGGGTATGTTAACCCACAACAGTATCAGCAGCAGTTGGCTCGTGCGATGGCTGACCAACAGATGGCAGCATCTGCTCAGGATTACGGTCAGGCTCAAATCGATAAATCAATTGCTCGTGGAACTGGTTTGTTATCTACGGGTATGGGTATTGAAGAAGCAGCGCTGAAACCACTGACGTTAGGTGCTGATATCGGTAACCGACAAGCAACCGCAGGTTCAAATATGGCTACTCAATTGATGGCAGGTGGTACCGCAGCCGCTAACGCTAACTTGGCAAGCGGTCTTGGCATGGCTGGATTGTTCCAAGGGGCAGCAGACGCATATCGCAAAACAACATAAGGAATAAACATGGCTAATGATTTTTCAGGTATGTTCAGTTTTCAATCACCTGAACAAATACGTGCTGCGGCTATGACTGGTCTAGGAGTCCCACAAGGGTCTATGGCAGGTCAAGGTTTGTTACAGCAGGGTGTTAGCATGATGCGTAATGCAGGTGCTGGTATCGGCATGGGCGTGGCTGAGGCGATGGGTAGACAACTGCCAGAGCAAATTAAACAGGATAAGATTAAAGCTGTTTTGCAACAGGTGTCTCATATTTCATCACCTCTCGGTCAAGCACAAGCAGCTTATCAATTGTTTGTTGGTCAAGGCATGATGGAAGAAGCTCAGAAAGCTATGGGCGAAATCCGTAAGTTACAAGATCAAGATTTATCTGTTAGAGAACGTGAAGCTAAGATTAAAAAGGATACGGCTTCCGCAAACAAGCCAAATCCAAAGAAAGAATTTATAGAGATAACAGAATTCTTAGCTGATCTTGACGCTTCTATCGGCAACGGTGCTACACCAAGCCAAGCTGATCTAAACAAAGCTAGTTTGTACATCGGTAAACTATCAAAACAACCACGCACCTACACAGATCGTGAGACTTTGGAAGTAATTCAAATTCCGGGCTATGACGCTGCTACTTCTGTTCCTAATGTCTTAAAAGCGTTGGGCGCTAGAAAAGGTGCTGCTACGGGAGGTGCAACAGACACAGCAGGCGCGGGTGGTGCAACAGTTATCGATACCGGTGGCGCACAAACACTACGTGCAAAAGAGATTGAGTCAATACAGAGTAATATCAGTGGTACTAAGACAGCTTTAGAAAACATCACAGCTCTACAAGAGTTCAGAGGAAGCGGTACTGGTTGGGATTCTTTGTTTGCTTGGGTGCCTAACACTGATGCAAAAGCGACTGCTGGTTTGGTTACCGCTTTGAAATCAGAGCAAGGTTTGGGTGAGTTGGAGAAACTTAAATCAATGTCACCCACTGGTGCATCTGGTATGGGTGCAACCAACGCACAAGAAGTCGAGATGTTGCAAGGGCGCATCCGTAAACTTGACCCCGGCAATAAAGAGCAGTTTGCTAAGGACTTGGCGTTTATTCGTAACAAATGGGAAGAGATTCTCAAAAAGTACGAGCTTAAACTTCAAGAGAAGATGAAACAGGATGAATTTAAAAGAGGCACCGTAGCACCAGCTCCGGCAGCAACACCAGCACAGCCAGCACCAGCACCAGCTAGGCAAGCAGGGGCTACGAAAGAAGGTTGGATGCAATGGGGACGTAAAACATACCCAAATAAAACTGACGCTGAGATAGAAGCGGCTCTTCGTAAGGCTGGGAAAATTCAATAAGGGGTTGAAATGGCATCACAGGAAGTAGAAGAAGGGTACAAGAAAGCCCTAGAAGAACTCAAAGCAGTTCAGGAAAAATACAAGGGCAAGCAACTTACTGCCACTGGTATGTTAGAACTTCGTAAGGCTCGTAATAAGGTCGGTCTTTTTACGGAACAAGGCGCACTAGGTCGGGGTATCGGTAAAGCAGCAATGGATGTTGTTACTGGTCTTCCCGATCTGGCAGCGATGGGTATCAATTATGTTATTCGTAAAGCGTCCGACTCAGAGCAACCTTATCAACTTCCTGTTCTTGGCGATGAAGTTCGTAAGGCGATGGGTGTTTCTGATAAAGAGATCGACCCCGGCAATCAGCTTTATCACGATATCCCCGGCTATGTAGCAGCAGCGGTTGGTGTCAAACAACTAGCACAACTTGGTTGGCAGGGTTTGAAGAAATTTAGAAACAGCCAAAAGATGAAACAGCTGTTGGGTGAGTTGCCTACCAATGAAGCAAACGCTTTGAAGATGTATATGGTTAAAGGGCAGGGTTCAGATAGCCCCGTAGTCCAATCAGCCATCGAGCGTATGCGGAACAACGTAGAGTACAAAGAGTTGTTTAACGCTCTGGAAGAAGGGGCTGCTAAAGCCTCTCAGAAAGTAGCAACAGTACGTCCTAGCAAGCAAACAGCAGAAGAAGCTACCACAGGTGCTACGGCGGCTGTTGAGAGGGCTTTAAAGACTGTTAAAAAAGCTCGTGATGATGCTGGTTCGGTTAACTTCAAAATGGCTGAGCAGTTTGGTAGGAATCGTCCTATTGTCCCGACCGATAAGACAATGCAGGAGTTGGCTAAACTACGCCAGCGTTTCAACACTAACACACCAGAAGGCGATGCTGCTTTACGGTACATTGATGCCTTAGAGCGCTCTTTCGATACACGCCTTGCAATCGAAGGTGGTGGGGAACTTGTACTACCTGCTGTTAAGAGCAAACTAACTGTCCAACAAATTCAAAACAAGTTGCGTGAGTTTGGTGCTCAGATTGGTGGTAATGACGCTGCTGTTAATAGCTTGTCTGTTAACACAAAGGACATTATTAACAAAAGGGTGTTCGCTGGTTTGAAAGGCGACTTAAATTCAGTCAAAACATTTGGCAGTGAAGCGGATCAGAAGGCAATTGGTTATCTAATCAAAGCTCGTGATGAATACTCAAAAGGCACACAAGCATATAACGATTTGGTAGCTAAGGGTATTCCTAAATTCCTCCGCGACAAACCAGTTAACGAAATTGAGTTCCCTGAGTTGGTTAAAGCCTACGAAGGTCTGACAGGTGGGCAGCGTAAGTTGTTTCGCACTTGGGTTGGAGAAAGCAGGGCTGAATCTCTTCAAGCAATTGATAAAGCCGTATTCGATAACTTCAAGAATAAAGCCTTTAAGGTAGGCGCCGACGGTAAACAAAGCTACGATCTGGGAACGTTAGCGCGTGAATGGGAACGTTTGCGTAAGACAGACCCAGAGAAGGCTGAGATGTTGGTTGATGCTCTGGGAACAAACGCAAGTGAGTTCTCTAAGCGCATGAAAGATGCTCTGGTGTTTACTCGTAAGATGGACGTAGGGTCACCAAAAGCAGCCGGAGATGCTATTCAAGTGCAGCAGCAAGCCTCTGCTTTGGCTGGTTCTATCGGTGGTTATCCTGCCGCTAAGGTAACAGACTTAACCATTGAGGCTTTAAACGTAGCAATGAAGAAGAACGGCATCTCTGACGACATGCTGATGAAGATGTTGTTAACTGATGAAGGAGCTAGTTTTCTAAAATCAGCAAGTCTCAGCCCACAAGGTAGAGAGACGCTGGAAAAACTAACAGGCTTAAACAGAGCTTCTATTCCAGAGACAGTTTCTTGGTTGTCAGCAGGGCGTCCACGCGCTGAACAAGTAATGGCTGACCGAGCAGCAGAGCAGGCACCAGTTGATGAGGAGATCGTTATCCCTGACGAGCTACCTCCTGAATTTATGCAGGGTGCTCCTGCGGGTGACGAGATTGTTATCCCAGATGAGCTTCCTCCTGAGTTCTTACAACAGGCTCCACAAGTGCCAGAACAGCCTATGAGCGATCCTTTGGGTGACTTCATACAGAACCTACCCCAGAGACAATCAGCGGCTCCTGCGGCTCCTGAGCCTGTCGCGCAAGCTCCTCAGCAGCCTGCCATAAATCAGGCATTGATGGATCGGATAAAACAAGAAGGGTATAGCAACCCTGAATATGTTTATAACGCTGTTATGACAGGTGACCCTAAGAAGAGGGAATTTATTCTCGGAAGATTAGGATCATAAACAACAAAGCCCCTAGGCAGAAATGCTTCGGGGCTTTTTTTTAGTCTTGGATTTCTAAAACTTCATCATCTAGTTCGGAGAACTCACCAATGTAGATGGAGAAGAATGGGATTTTAATTAGCAAACCCTCGTAGGCTGCAATAAACCGTCCCTCTTCGTCGCCAACCACATGACAGATGTTGTCGTTGTGCTCAATGTCGAAACCAATACCTAGGCGCATGTTAATGTGTAAGCTCATATTTACTATCCTCGTGTTTAATTCTTGCAATGATGTAATTCTTAACCAAACTACTACGAACAATGTCAGCGACTGAGAATTCAATCTCTGTGAACTCTTTCATAGCCCGTAGGATGGTCAGGAACTCCAACAACCCGCTCTTGTCATTCTTCTTTGTTAGGTCAACCTGTCGGTAATCTCCACATAGGAAGAACTTCGAGGTATGACCGATACGAGTAATGATTGTGTCTAGCTCGTGCATTGTACAGTTTTGACTCTCATCCAGAATAACAATAGCATTGTTAAACGTGGTGCCCCGAATAAACGAGGTAGAGAGGAACTCCACATACCCTTGCTCGACCAACCGATCCCATGCATCTTTGCGTTTGAACAGTTCAGCCGCAATCTGTTTATACGGCTCTGTAAACTGGTTCATCTTCTCTTCTGCATCGCCCGGCAAATGACCCATCTCACGGCTCTGTACGCTACTACGAATGATTACCAGCCGTTGGTAGGGGTTAGACTTGTCCATGACCTCTTCTAGCGCCTTGTAGAAAGCAATGTAGGTCTTACCCGTACCAGCCACCCCAGACAGAGCACAGAAGTAATGACCCTGTTGGTAGGCGTCAAAGAACTCTTTCTGTTTCTCTGTTTTGGGCTGAATTGTAATCATGTCATCCAGACGCATCTTCAAGCTGTTTTGCTTTTGTTCTGGCTCTGTTACTCGTTTTTTTGTTACCATTTAAGCTGCTTTCCCCCATACGTCATCCCATGTGCCTTTGGTAGCACCTTTGGAATAATCTGTTACACGTTGTTCAAAGAAGTTGGTATGGCTAACACCAAGCATCCCATCCACCCAAGGCAGGGGATTCTTCTTCACCTTAAAGACGCCTTTCATTCCCATGCTAATCAACCGACGATCAGCGATGTAACGAATGTACTGTTTAACCTCCTCTGCGCGTAAACCCTCAACATCAAACATACCGAAGGCAAGGTCAATGAACTTGTCCTCCAAGGCTACCATCTCCTGCGCGATCTCTTTGATACGATCACTGGTGGACTCATCAGGGTTCTGTTTAACCCACTCACGGTACACCTTAATCATACCCTCAGCGTGTTGTGTCTCATCCACGATACTCCATGCGATGATCTGACCCAAACCCTTTAGCTTACCGTTACGAGCGAAGTTCAGCAACATAACAAACGAGCTAAACAGTTGCATACCCTCGCCGAATGCGGAGATTGTAGCGATTTTCTCCGCAACAGGTGCATCGTTTAGGTTCTGGTAGTACTCATGTTTCTCTACCATCTCGCCATACTGCATGAACTCGTTGTACGTACTCTCAGGCAAACCAAGTGTCTCAATCAGGTGGGCATAGGCAGCTACGTGTAACGCCTCACGACCAGCAAAACCTGACATCATCATCCGCACTTCTGGCTGTTTAAACACTGGTAGGTAATGAGTGTAATACCCATCACCAATGTCTAGGTCACCCTGCACAAAGAAGCGTAGGATTTTGGTTAGGAAGTCTTTCTCCTGCTTACTGAGCTTCTTCTGGTAATCTTTTAAGTCCTCACCCATCGGTACTTCTGTATGTAGCCAATGGCTCTGCTCATGCTGTAACCAAGCGTCATATGCCCATGGGTACTTGAAGGGCTTGAATGTGTTTCTCTCTTCTGTTAGTTGTGGTTTCATGTTAGCCCTTTAAAAATGCTCGGAACTGTTCCTCTGTCATTGTACCGCCGTTGCGGTTAACAATGTTTTCATTCTCATCAATCAACAACATGGTGGGGATAGTGCGGATGCCATAGAAGGCGGCTGTCTCACGGTCTGTGTCCACGTTAATCTCAACGATAGGTACGTCATGTTCAACCTTAGCCATAACAGCACTCAGGGCTTTACATGGGTTGCACCAATCAGCATAAAACTTCAATATCTTCATTCGGAATCCTCGGTGGTAGTAGGTAGGGTAGTACCTAGGCAGTGGTTTTAGCACCGAGCTTGCCTAGATATTTCCCTGTTAATATGGCAGTTTAACCCTCACATGCCAAACAGGTTTCCCCATTGGCAATAGCTGTCATGTCAATAGTCTCCTCGATGCGCTGACGTTGAATCTGAGCACCAACCTTGTCTGCCTTACGCACCTTATCGCTACGCAGGTAGTACAGGCTCTTTAACCCCATCTTCCACGCCATGAAGTGAACTGCGTGTAGGTAGGCAATCGTTGTATCGGGTCGGAAGAATAGGTTAACACTCTGCCCCTGATCGATAAACTGTTGCCGATCTGCTGCTAGTTCAACCAACCAACGCTGGTCAATCTCCATCGCTGTTTTAAACACTTCTTTTACGTCTTCGGGAACGTCCAAATGCTGAACGCTACCATCGTTGGCAATAATAGAAGCCCAAGTGTCGTCATCGTCCATACCAAGATCAGCAAGACGTTTAGACAAGAATCGATTACGGTAGACAAACGCGCCACTTAGAGTATCCTGCCTAAATACATTTGCTCGATACGGCTCAATGGATGGCGAAGTGTTACCCATAATAAGACTGGAGAAGCATTGGGAGCAATAGCCATGTGATGACTAAAACGCCTGTCAACCCCAGACCAAGCCGCATCCGGACAAGCGCCTCTTTTACGAAATAGAATACTGTCTGCACGTAAACATTCCTTGTTAATGTGACTAAAAATATCTTTGTTAGTCAGTTTAGACATAACACCATCAATTGGTATGTTGTTCTTTTGTAAGTAGGCATGGAAACCTAAAGAACCAAGTCCAACAGACCTCTCAGCGGTAGCAGAAGTAATAGCACGGCGAATATGGTCAGGAGCGTTAGTGATGAAATAGTCAATAACGTTATCAAGCATTTCCATAATATCTGGAATGAACTGTTTGTTATCTTTCCAATCATCGTAATACTCCAAGTTAACACTAGACAAACAACACACCGCTGTTCGATCTTTACTGGTAGGCAGGAAGATTTCAGTACACAGGTTTGACCCATTGATCTGCAATCCCTTGTCATCCAACCAAGACGGCAACGCACGGTTAGCTGTATCGATAAAAATCAGATACGGCTCACCTGTCTGCATACGCAAGTCCAGGATTTTCTGCCACAACGCCTTAGCACTAACCACTTCCACTGTTTCGCCATTAGCTGGGTTCTTTAATTCCCAGTCATCATTGGCGTCACCGTCCTTCATACACCGCTCGATAAGCTCCATAAACTCATCAGAGATATTGATCCCATGATTAAGGTTAAGAGTACGCAGGTTTTGGTCACCTGTTGGCTTACGCATTTCCAGAAATTGGATAATGTCAGGATGAGAGATGTCCAAAAAAGCAGCGTAAGACCCACGGCGTGTACGTCCTTGACGATATGCCAAGGAGGAAGCATCGTACATTTTGAGGTGAGGCATGACACCAGTAGATTTGTCATCACTATTCCTAATGCCAAGATGGACGCCGACACCACCACCAAGCATAGAGAGCCAATTGGTTTCCGACAAATTATCCACCAGACCCTCGGCACTGTCCTCCATATAGTTAAGGAAGCAGCTAATAGGAAGTCCACGCTTGCTACGACCAAAAGAAAGAATAGGAGTGCTATAACTGAGCCAATGCTGACTACTATACTCATAAAGTCGCTGAGCATGGGCAGGGTCGCTGCTAAAAGCCTCCGATACATACGCAAATCTCTCCTGTGGGCTAACCTCATGTTCCATCATGTAACTTTCGCGCAGTCGCTGGATGCCTAAAGCATCGAACAACTTATCACGCTCCAAGTTGATTTTAATTGTCATCAAGTAGTTCCTCTAAATAATCAGCCATGTCTTCGATACGGTCTTGGAACTTGGCAACAATCTCTTCGCTGTTAATCTCTAACAACTCCAAGATTGTTACCTCGTCAAGACGTTTGAGTTTATCACAAATGTCAGGCAACGTTAGCATATTTCTTTTGTAGGTAGTTCATTGAAAGAAACATCTCGTCGAAAGCCCCGTCCTTCACTTCGTTTAACATGACCAACCCTCGCCAATGTGTGTTGCTTAGTTGATCCATGTAATCCTCGTCGTGTAGGTAGAACGAACCAGCGATTATTCCGCAGATTGCCGTCCCGTCTGCTCTCTTACCATAAGCAACTTGCTTACCCTGCTGATGCCCAGCAACACAAGACATGTGGAGCTTATTAACAATAACACTAGCAGAGCTAGCAGGTCTCCCCATAGCACCAACAGGGAAGTAGTGGCAGAAACCAACACCATTGATAAAAACAGGTTTAAGAAATTCATATACTTCCCAATCTTTTTTGTAGTTTAGGTCATCAGTCGAAATCACACCTTCGAGCATAGGCGTGTTAGCCACTGCGCGGTTGATGCGGTTCTCATGGTTACCCATTGTTAAGATCAAACGAGGCTTGTACACCTTGTGTTTTGTCGTCTTCTGTGTTGCTTGTAAGTCACGCAACGGTTTGAGCAGCTTCTTCATACCGATCTGGGCAGCGGCAATATCATCTTTGTACCGCTTACCCTCAAAGTATTTACTACCAGCCTTATCATGGGTTGACAGAGATGGCATATCTGCAAAGTCGCCAATGTTGATAACAACGTCTGGTCGATAATCGCAGATAGCCTTTCCAGCCCATGTAAGGTGGTCAGTAGCTACTCCCGGCTTTACTTGACAGTCAGGAATAACTAAGATTTTCATTTACCGTCGTCCCAATAGTTGTCTAACATCAGGTCAACCTTTTCGTAGACGCCGACATAACCACAAGAATCTAGGAACGCTGCAAACTGCCGCATAACGTCATCCCACCTTGCGTCCTCCTCACATAAGTAGAAATGCTCTGAGTTGGTTGATACTCTTGGCGTTGAAGTACCCTTCTTGAAATAGTAATACTGCTTATCTTCCATGTTAACCTCCATAAATGCTGGGGAACTGGTCAGTCAGGATTGCTTTACATTTATCCGCGACTTCTCGATGTTCCTTCTGTGTTGCTTCGTCACAGCGAATGTCTACATAGTGCATCCAACTCCGCAGTGTTCCATTCATATACATTCGACTCATGGTCAACCCTTCTGGCAACAATTTTCGTGCCACCTCTTTAGCGATGCCATTGTTTAGGGCAGCACCATAGGAGTAACGAGCCTGTGCAACTACTTTCGCCTGTTGCTCATCCCACCAACGTTGTAGCTCTCGATCTTGGGTTGGTAAGCTGTTCTGCCGATTCTTTTCATCCTGCAACCGCACCTCACCATACTCCATGTCGAAAGCCTCTGCATAACGCTGACTGAACTCTTGAAAGCTAAACGAGCGGTGGCGAATAATCTGTCGCGCAATATCTCGTGTACATTCAATTTCCATACAGACGTTAACCATCTCGAAAGGTGACCAGTGTTTGTTTTTCATCAGGTATCGGAGTAGCTTTGGAGCAGTCTCCTTGTTATCCTGATTACTAGGGTTTGAAACACGAGCCATGTATGCTACCTTCTCCTCCGCGTCGGGGGTAACCCACACTAACTTCACGTTCATTTCTTTTTCCTCTCTTTTCGTTCTTCGTTGGTCTTCTTTTTGTGGCATGGTTTGCAAAGAAGTTGCAGATTAGGTGAATCGCAATACAATCTAACGATATACGTCCACCAATCTTCAAAACCATGTGCAGTGTCTACAACAGGCTCTTTGTGATCTACTTGTACTTGTTTTGCTACGAAGTATTCACCACAACCAGCGCATTTGTAATGTTCTGCTAACCTACCAGAAAGTTTGTTAACCATCTTGCCTGATTTACCATTAGTCAGCGCTTTCCATTTTCCGGGGTACCGTTTGAAAGCAGCCCTAAGAGCAGATATTGCAAAGTTTCTTAGTTGAGCCTCTGTCCATTCACCGTCGTTATACTTTCTGTTGCTCATACTGGTATAACAACTGAGCGAAACCTTCTACAAAGCGCTCATCATGGTCACGTTCACCCATAGTAAACAATATCGCATGAACTAACTCATGGTAAAAGGTAACGGCGCGATCCTGTCCTGTCAGCCTCTTGTTAATCAAAATCTTACAGGCATCTGGGTTGGTGGCGCCTAGGTCAGGCATATCTGTTTCTACCACATCCCAAAGACACCCTGCTAGTTTAAACTTCTTCATTCGGTGGTTCCCATAGTTCGTTGGGCTTCCTGCGTAACCACAAGAGCCTGCCGTTTTCTAAAACACGTTCTTTTCCCAGAGCCTCCACACAACACGCATAGAACTCTTTCTCCGTTTGGAAAGGCGCAAGCATCTTCTCCGAGCGCACTGCACCAACACGCGGAATTCCCTTGATGTTGTCGGCTGCGTCGCCCATAAGAATCTGTCTGTAAAAGAAGCGCAATCCCTCCTCTGGTGTTACCTTCTTCTTTTCCTTCTTTACGAAATTGTAGTGCCATGCCGGAACCTGCATAAAGTCTTTGTCAATTGAAACAATGATGGCTTCTTCGCCAAGCTCTGTTGCTCGTATTGAAATGTCGTCATCTGCTTCCTGTCCTTCGCTAACACTAGCGCCCCACGCCGTTTGTAAATATTCCCGCAGGAGAGGTAGGTGTTTCGGCTTCTTAACATCCTTCCTGTTACCTTTGTAAGGTGCTGTTACCGCAATGTCATTACGAAAGTTTGTTTTGCCTGTTAGGAATAACTCATGGTCATCGGTATCTACCAGATCAAACATCAACAAATCTTCGAGAAACACCGCCATTGTTTCGATAGCGGTATTCTCATGCTCATCATCAGTAGCAAACCCTACCCGATAACAGAGGATATCTGCGTCAAGTAGGGCAATCATTACAGCAACTCGTCGTCAGCAAGGGCGACAGCGCCACCACCTGTGTACGGGACTAGCTCAGTGACAACCAGCCGTTTCAGGGATGGGCTAACGCCTTGTTTACCCTTCCAAGCCCAGGAGTAAGGTTCAACGATAGCGGCTGCTTTTGAGCCGTTGCCGAGGATATCGCCTTCCAGTGGTGTGCCACCGTCGTCGTAAGCACTCATAGGACGCTTACTCTTACAAGTGATATAGAACCCCTTGCCTTCTTTGTTCTTGACCTCAATACCCTGTTCCTCTAACGCCTGTACTGCCTTCTCTGACAGGTTGCACAGATCGACCTGATAGCGACCAGACATTTCGTTTGGTTTGTTCAAGAAAGCCCACATAACATCAGCTTTAAGTTTGATTGCGTTCGTGTTCATAAATAACTCCTTAGTGAATTGGGTTGC